TCGTGTAGTATAGTGTATTATATGAATACATTTCTATAAAACCCCTATATATAAAAATGCTATATATAAAAGTTATAAGAAATGTATGAAGTATACTACACTCTTATATAAAAAAAAAGATAAAAAATATAAAAGTATATCTATAAAAAATTGACATTTTAGAAAAGTGAAAATTGAGTGAAAAGTCTATCACATATTTTTACACAAAATAAAAGCACGATCAGCCGAGCCAAAATTTTATAAAAATTTATAAAAAAATAACGCGCCGTTATAGCGCGTTATTGTCATAAACAAAGGCTTTCAGGTAAAATTGTGGGGGGTCTGCAATATCTAAAATCTTCTTTTTGCGCAGGTAAAAGCCCGTATCCGTTTCTTTTACGACGTACATCTTTTTGAAAATGCCGCCCTCTAAAATGTATTTCACATTGCTGTTTTTCTGCGGTTCTTGCCTGTATTCCATAGTTACGCCTCTTTAATAAAATTTACGATTGTACAACGGCAATTTATGACATTCCACGCACTGGCTCCGAGTGATATGTCGCCTGGGTACATAAGCTGTTCGCCGCCGACTATGAACGGCTCATCGTTCGGCACTTCCTGACCGTCTGCATCCAAGTGTTCATCTCTCGTTCTATCATCTGCCGTGGCGACCCACCTTTTCCACATTTCGAAACCCCTGCGCTTCCCTTCATCGCCGACGGCTTGTCTTGCGCTGCCCTCTACCCGTGTGGTCTCCGTGCGGGCGATACGTATCGTGTCGCCGAGATAGCCTTCCGAAACGGCTTTCAACCGCTTTGCGATGTTCGGTATGCTCTCGCCTTTTAATATGCCCGTGGTCAGCTCGCTTTCCAGCTTGCGCATGATTGCGCGCTTGTCGAGCTCGCCAGCGATTGACAGCTTTGTAAACGGATTGACTTCGCCCGTCAAAATGTTCTTCACGGCGGTATTATCGAGCAACGAAAAACCGAGCTGTTCTGCCGAAAAATTGTAGTTCATTTTATACACATTCTGCATACTTTTGCTAATAAAACTTTGCGCCGTTTTATTCGTGTCTTGCAGGACTTCCGCCATTTGCTTTGACAGGTTTTGCAGGCGGTTATACTTGTTCATTTCCGCCATTTTCTGTTGCAAAGACATATTCGGATTTGTGGATATTTTCTGCATAATATCCGCCATTTCCTTGCGTATTTCCTGATACGCCTTTGTGTATTCGGAGTTAATGCGTTTTTCTAAACGCTTTAACTCCTCGTCCGTCCATTTATGAATTTTGTCCGCCGGCATTGTCTTCACCGCCTTCCGTTCCGTCTGTGTACGGTTCTGTGTCCGTTATCGTAAAGCTGCTCATCTCATCGATTTTACGCTGCGCCGTTTCGAGGTCTTCACCGTACCACTTTGCGCGGAACTCCGCTTTGCTCATTACGCCCATACTTACGTCGAGGCGGTCGTTCGCCATCTCGCCTTGTTTGTCCTCGATAATGCTATCGTCGAACTGGATTTGTATCTCGTTGTCGTTCATGCTTTCACTTGTGAACGTATTCACGGCATAGGAAACTGCCTTGACGATTGTGCGCAATGCTTCCTCAATAATGATTTCGTGCTTTTTCAGGTTACGGAAAAGGTCGCTGTTTTCGCTCACGACCTGCGTTGCGGTGGCAATGCTCCCGCCGTTGAACTTGTAATGATTTGTGCCGAAGCCGCACGCATACGAATACAGGTTCAGCAAATTCTGCAATGCTTGCTCATGCTCTGCAACGCGTAAGTTTTGCGTGTCATTCTTGATAAATACCCCGTCATCGCTTTCGGCTTCGGGCAGGACATAAAACGCAACGTCGTTGCTGTCAAATACCTCTACTTCCTCGCCATTTCTTGTGATTGTAGCGGAGCGTGCGTTGATAAAGATACGCTTGCGCCCGAGCACAAACTCGTTCTGATAGCTGTCAAAAACGATGTCAATTTCTTTCAGCAGGTCAATAGCGTTCGCAAAAATGCTTATCCCGAGCGGGCTGTTAATGTCGATATTGTTTGCAATGTTCGGGCGGAATACATAAAACCACGGCAGCGTGCTTTTCGTATCGAAAACGTAATAATCGTCCTGTCGCACGGTCAGCATATTCTCATCGTCGCCGTCGCATACGATATTGTGAATTTTGTAAATACCGCTCTCGTCGCGTAAATGTACTGCAATCTTCGTTTCTTTGTTACCGACGGTAATAAACGCGCACTCCGTGATGTCCCCGTCCTCGAACGTGATAGGACGTATCTTTTTGCCGTTAATAAACGATACCTTTACTTTCGCGCCGTTATCCGTAATTACATCGCCGTTCTCATCGGCTGTCAGGTTATCCACAGAAACAACGAACGCCCCGCCGCCGAGCGCAAACGCTTTTTCGATTCCGTCGTTCGCTTTACGCCAAAAATTACAGCCCTCAAATATACCATTCAACACCTGCTGCGAGTGTTCGTCGCCGAGCGTGATGTCGGTCTTTTCGTTAATAAGCAGGTTCGCCCAGTCTTCCGCAGCTTTCTTCGCCATGCCGAGCGAAAAGCGGGTCATCGGCACAAACCGCTTGCCCGTATAAATTTGGTACGGGTGGAATTTATCCACCTTTCCCTTATACCACTGCCACCATTGTTCGACGTAGCTTGCGTTGTCGTAGTACGTCATATCGGCTCGCCCCGATACTTGCTTCAAAATGTCATTCAGGTTCATTCTTTTCCTCCGTTTTTATATTCTTGATAATTCGCCGAAGAAAGGTTCAATCGAATATTCGAGGGCGTCGACAGAGTCGATGTCGCTCGAATTATCGTCCAATCGCTCATCTTCTTTCTTCGGATTCCATAACGCCTCGCACAATGCCGATTTAACGCTCTGTGCGCCCCTACAAACCCCGAAACGGTTCTGCGCGATGAGTTTATTAACGAGCCTTATTCTGTCGTTTATGGGCAATTTACGGGCGTTGTGTATCACGATAGGTAGGCGTTCTGTAACGCCTACCTTACGCAATCCCCGGATAAGCACCTGCTCTGCGCTGTCGGCGTAGACGTTCATCGGCTTTCTGTACTGATTATACACGATTTTTGTAAAATCTGCAAACCTTTGGTTAAGTTGTTCGGGGTCGATAGCTTCGGTTATCCTTACGCTTTGTAAAGGGATAACCTTTTCAAAGCGCCGCAAAAAGCCGGTAGCGACGAACGCGTGCGCAGAGCCGTTCCCGCCGAAGTCCACTCCGATATTAACCGCCATAAGGTCAGCGGGGTTGACCTCTTTCACGTCATACTCATCGGGCGTATTCGCGTATTGCTGATACACCAGCCCCTCGGCAACCGTACGTTGTCCCAGTATATCGCGCCTGTACCATACCGAGTTCGGATCGTACTGCGCCTCAATCTCTTTGCGCCGTTGTTCGGTTATGCTGTAATTGTCTGCGAGCGTGAAATGTTCATAGTTATATCCGCCAATGTACGTTTTTTTGTACAGGTCAATATATTCATCATAAATCTTGTTACGCGGTGCGCAAGGGTTCAAATCCCACAATATTTTCGGCTCATAGCTCGCAACCTGTCTGCCGAACGCAACTTTGATAAAGCTCTCGCGGCTGTCGTCGCTGTCGTAATGTTCGTTAATTTCCGTTGCTATCCACAGCCCGTAGGAGTTACCGAGTATTTTCTTGTAACTGTCGCTCTTCCCGCCGCCCGCGAATATTAGTATCTTTTCCCCAGTTTGGGTGAAAAGATACAAACACTCATTGCCTTTATATTTGCCCCATTTGCACCGCCCTCGGAAAAGATTTTCAAGCCCGAAGCCATTACACGCACCGATATTCAGCTTTGCATTGCCAATAGTACTTCCGCTTGCAAGGTGTATTTTGTCCTTGCAACGTTCGAGATAGGCGGCGGCTATGATACAGTTATCAATCGTCTTACCGCTACGAATAGATCCTTCGGCAACGCTCATCTTGCAACGCAACGCGTTGCGTATGTATGCTTTATGCTTTTCGCTGAACGGCTTCCAATCAATCGTCTGTGTTTTTTTCATAGTCAAACATACTTGTTTGTATAAAATTTTGTTTTACTTTTTTACGTTTTGGGATATATCCATTCTCAAACCGTGCTTGTAATTCTGCAAGTGTACAATTCGGCTTAAAAGTATTATGGCTTTCAGGCTCAATATCGCATAATTTTTGCCATAGTTTAGGATAATTCTTCCACAGGCTATGCAAATCGGCAAGACATTGTTTCGGGCAAAACCAGCAACCGCCGCGATATATTCCGTCTACGCTGTATATCGGCGATAATAGGTCATAACGCTTGCATATCTCAAACGCGTCTTGTTCAGTAAGGTTTTGCTCGACGAGCAGAGAGCGGTATTTGCATTTTTCCGTTTCTTTCTTCTTCATACGTTCCCAACGGATAGGCTCGTCATAGGCAATTCCGACGAATTGTGTGATTCTGTTATTGCCAAACTGCGCCTGATATTTGCTTATCGCACCCAGCTTTAACCTGTCATTACACCACGCGCCTACAACATACGGAAAGCCATACCTATCCCCTGCGTGATTACCTTTTTGTTTGACCTTGTAAAATTGCTCCTCAAAGCTCACTCCGCTATACGCGTGGTCAACCGTTATGCCGAATAACTCTTTCAGCCGCCTTTCTGCGGTCGGAATCCATTCCGCCATAAGAGGGTGCTCGCCGCTTATTTCGTCATTAAACTTAATTTCGCAGTACATAACGCGGTCAATCGGTATGCCTTGCTCGGCGGCAAGAATAAGTGTCGCCATACTATCTTTTCCAAATGATAAATTAAATATGTTCATCGTCGTCCTCACTATCTACCCGCAACATATCCCCGAGCGCGGTTAAGTCCTCGACCTCCCTGTCCTCGCCCGTCATCATACGCAACTTTTGCGTTTCGGCTTTTAACAACTCAATTTCGCGCCGTAGCTTCTTAATTTCGAGTTCTTTCTTCTTATCTTCGCCCAAAAGCTCCAACGCCATTTGCAGGGCTTTTGTGTCGCCGCTGCTTGCCTTTTTTATCAACGGCACGACGAGAAGCGTTCGGTTCGTGGCTTCTTCACTCAAACCCAACGCTTCTAACGCCTTTTTATTCTTTTCGCTGACCTCTCCGTCCGCCCATTTTCGGAGATATTCGGCAACGGTTTTTTTCTGCCGCCGTACCTGTCCGCTTTTTATTCCGCCTTTTGAGCTGTTTGCTCGAACTTCGCTCGGACTTCTTTGACTATTCGGAATAAGGTTTTCGTCCTGTTTACGCGCCAAAAAACCACCTCTTTTTTATTGACAAAATAAAAATTTTGCGCTATAATTATAATATCATATGCGTACATAGCATATCGTTAATGCGCTTGCATTCCTGTAAGTTTAAGGCGGTTCAACTCCGACCTGTACGCTCCACGCAAAGCACTTCGTTTATTCGGAGTGCTTTTTATTGTGCCGTTCTTCTCGGCTTACTTTTTCTCCCTTATACATTCCCGCGCCGATTTTGTCTATTTCGGAAAACGGAATAATAGGCACCGTCAGCCGCTTTTTATATGATTTATCGATAAAATAAATGTATCTGAATTGATACCCTTCAAGTATTTTTGCGTTGGCTACTTGAACATATTTTTTAAAAGAATATTTTCCACTTGTAATTTCATAATAACTTTTACCATTTAACTCTTTTCTTGGCTGATTTGGATTATTTTCAAGCGTCAATTTATGTATTTTTTCTCCATTTGGCAATTCACAAAGATTAAAATTCTTTTTTATATCCGTCAAAACAAATCCGCTTGCACGATAAATTGTGCCATCTCCACAGGAACACCCGTCTGCAAAAGAAATAATCCATTTTACTTGAGGAGCATATTTTTTTAATAATTTAATAGCAATCGAAATTGCCCTGCTTTCACTATTTGGGGGCAAAACGTCATCAAACGCCATACGATTTAATTCTAAAAAAGAAGTCCATTCGCAATCACTTACAAGAGTTTGCATTTTTTTTCTGTCAATACAGCTTCCAAATTGCATAACACCATGTAAATTATTTCCCCAAAAAACTCCGAAATGTACTTGACTTGATTGCATATATTTATGAGAATAATGATGTTTTACAATAAAGTCATTTGCTAAATTTCGAGGAATTACCTTTACAATTATTTCCTTTGCTCTGCCCATTGCCGAACCACCTCATAAAGAGCATTTCCGTTGCTATTCGTATTACCAAAAGTTTCCGTTATATCATCTTTTACGTTTTTCATTGCCTCTTTTATCAATTCGGCTTGCCTCTCATGAAGAGTAAATGTCATTTGGCATATTTCGCTTTTATCGCCGTCAGGCAATTCAAAACTTTCACCGTAATCATCAGGAGAAACAATTCCCCAGTCAATATCAAAGCCCGAAAAGTCAAGTTCGCCTATATCATCGGCGAGCAAGTCAAAGTCCCAGTCGCTCTCGTTCAGCTTGTTATCGAGCGCGCGCAGCTTTTTGACCTGTTCGTCGGAAAGGTTATCCGCAGTCTTGACGGGTACTTTCTTCAACCCGAGTTTTTTCGCCGCTAAAAGGCGGCAATGCCCGATAATGATAATGCCGTCCGCGTCACATACGATAGGCTGCTGCCAGCCGAATTGCTTGATACTCTCGGCAACGTTTGCAATCTGCGTTTCATCGTGCTTCTTTGCGTTGCGGGCGTAAGGTTTTACGCTTGCAATATCTTTCCATTCAATGTTGAACTGTTCCATACCTTTATTTTACTTTACCTCCGTTAAAATGTCAATAATTTTTTTATTTTTTACGACGCTTGATTGCCGTCTTTCGCGCCGCCGAATATCAGCTCGCACCACTTATGCTTTATGCTCATTAAAACTGCTTTCATTCTTCGTCCTCCAATTCTATACTATACTTTTTTGCAACTGCTCTAAACAAAGGCTTCCCGTATGGCGCATAAGCATTAAAATCTTTATATTCATTTTCTAAAACTTTACACCAAGTTTTTACAACCTCATACATAAGATTAGCGGAAATACCCCTTTCATCGCAAGCCTTTTCCCAACCAAAAAGAATATCTTCTTTTAATTGTTCTATTATATTTTCTTCCGTCCATTCTTTTGGGACGTGTTTATCTTTATACTCATCTTTGAAAGTAAATCCGATTCTTTCCGCTTGTTCTACTGTCAAGAAATTGCAAAGTCTTATACCGAATCTATCATCAAGAAAAGTTTCGTATTCCTTGTAATTCTCCAAAATTTCGTTAATTGTTTTCATTCTTCCACCTCCACGCCGTACTCAGCGGCAATTTCTTTTGCTCTCATAACCAAATATTTATAGGTTTTCCCATTTATCGCCAGCTCCTTTCCGTCAAATTCCTCGCTTCTTAACGCTATAAGTTCTAAGATTAACCTATCTACAAACTCCTTCGCCACCTCGCTCTGCTTGCGGTAGCCTGCGGCGATAAGCCTTTTTGCTATAAGTATGTTGGCGCAATCCGTAGCCATTGGACATTCGTGTTTGCAAATGTCCGTGTCGTATTCTTCGCACATTGCTTTCGCCATTTCCTCAATCTGTTCTTCGCGTGTTTTCATATCAAACCTCTGCCTCCTTTACTGTATTTATCACAAGCTCGTGCCAGTTTCTGCCGTTTTTTACTTCTTCGAGGTCTTTTTCAGCCGCTGCGATATACTCATCTTTGCGCCAATCCCCAGCATACGCGGCTTTTACTTTTTCAAGCCTTTGCGTGTACCAAATTATCAACTTTTCTTGCTTTGTCATTTTTTACTCCTTATAGAATAATATCACAGAATAATATCTCTTGCCGCTTCTTTCATACTCACATATTCAAGCGAAATAAGCGAGCAGCAAGCGTTCCACGGCTTCTTCAGCCACTCTTTCGATTCGCGCTTCGTTCTAAAGTAATGGACATTCTCATATCCTCCGCCAATCCAACCGTCTGCCTTTACAAAAAAAGTCAACTTAAACATTTCTTATCTCCTTAACCTTTATTGTAAGTATATTATACTTTATTCCGCTTTATTTGTCAATCATTTTTTTATATTTTTTGATAAAATTTTATAAATGCACGCGTGCGATTATAAAACACACGCGTGCGTTTTCGTGCGTTTATTTGAAGTCCTTAAACATATCCAGCTGTTCGGACGTCTGCTGTTTCTTTCTCCGTTTCGGCACATAACCCGCTTCAAAGCGTTTGGCATAATCGGACGGATTGCCGTCGGGCTTGAATTTGTTAATAATCCTGCTGTCATTTTCAATATCAACAAGTTTTTGATAATAATCGGGATAGTTTTTCCAAAGGCTATATAAATCCGCACTACATTGTTTCGGACAAAACCAACAACCACCACGGAATATGCTGTCATTGCTTTTGTATAACGGAGAAAGAAGCCCGTATTTTTTGCAAATACGAAAAGCGTCTTGCTCGGTGAGGTTTTGTTCAACAAGAAGCGAACGATACTTTTTTCGAGAATTTTCTTTCGCTTTCATTCTTTCCCAACGCCGTGGCTCATCACATGCGATACCCACGAATTGAGTTATTGTTTGTTTCTTGAATTGAGAAAGATATTTTGATATTGCATTTAATTTTAATATATGGTTACACCAAGCGCCACGAATATATGGAAAACCGTAAATTTTGCCAGAAAATCTCCCAGTTTTTTTTACAGTATAAAATGCCTCCAAATAAGTTTTGCCAAACGTGTGTTCAACGGTTATCCCAAACCGCTCTTTCAATATCCGCTCCGCCGTCGGTATCCACTCTGCCATAAGCGGGTGTTCGCCGCTTATTTCGTTATTAAACCGAATATCGCAATACATAACGCGGTCAATCGGTATGCCTTGCTCGGCGGCAAGAATAAGTGTCGCCATACTATCTTTACCGAACGAAAGATTAAAAATGTTCATCACTTAAAGTCCTCAATCGAATAGTTTTTACGCGGCAAAAATGTTTTTGCATAGTCCGTCAAATGAATTTTTGTATAAAACATACCGCTTCCCCCGCGTACCTTTTCGGGCAGCTTTTTCGTCACCTCGTTAAAAAACTTGCGCGAACTCATCGCAAATTCATTGTTGCTGTTTGCCCATGCCGCATATACCGAGAAAAGGTCTGTCGCGGATATGCGCTCGCCATTGACATAATCAATCGTGATACACGCGTCACAAAACGCCGCCAGCAAGTCCATTTCGGCTTTATATTCGCCAGTGGCTTGCTCCACCCTTGCAGGGGGCGTAAGCCCCTCTTTCTGCCACTTAATACAGCCGTCAACCGCCCATTTCATGATTTGCGGCAATTCCTTGCGCAACTTATATTTAAGCGTTTTATCAACCTTTTCTTTCGGTATATTGACCTCGAAAGGTATAAGGCGTATTCTGCGCCAAATACCCACATCTGTCCCCCGGATAACGGGCTTGTGATTTGTGGCAATCCATATCTTAAATTCAGGCTCGTACTCGAACTCATCGCCGTAAAGGAAACGGCACGTTACTTTGCCACCGCCCGTAAGTTGTTTGACAAGCCCCTCGTTAAGCCGCACGCCTTCCGTCGGTTCTTCCGACGTGACAAACCTTGCGCTTTTCAGGCGTGCTATATCGCTGTTCGCGCCGCTGTCACCGTTTCTTCGAAGCATAATCGTTTCAGGCTGTACGTTACTCGCATACCCGCCTAACAGCTCGCTTATCGTGTCTAAAAATGTGCTTTTGCCATTATTGCCTATACCGTAAAGAACATATGCTTGCTGTTCGCGAACACTTCCCGAAAGTGAATAGCCTATACATTTTTGCAAATAATCAACCGTTTCCTTGTCGCCGTCCGTTATATCGTCAAGGAATTTCAGCCATAATTCGGGCTGTTTGCCACTCGTATTGTCATACTCGGCATACCCGCACTTTGTCATCATAAACGCGCTGTCGTGCGGCATTAACTCGCCGTTACGCAGATTTACGATACCGTTTTGCACGTTCAAATAATCCGTGTACGCGTCCATTTCTTCGGGCAGTACGGGTATGCCGTCAAGGTGCTGGCACTCTTTAATCATTGCCTCTTTGCCCCTTGACGAAGCGGTCTTGTTCGCCCACTTTAATTTAGCGTCACGCACATCTTCATCGTCTTGAGCAAACGCCTCTTTCTTCATGTCGTTGACAATCTCGTCTGCAAGTTTTTTAATCTCGCCGGTGTAGTCAACCGCCCACACTTTGCCCGTCCAATAATACCACTTTTTATGAACGAACGAATACTTGATATTGCCGACGAACTTGTCGCGCATACGTTGAGCGTTGCCCGTGTCGGTCATATCGTAGTTGTTTTTGGGCATTTCCACACGGCTTTTACCGTCTCGGAAAAAGCTAATAGCAAGGCTCGTGTCGTCCTGTACCGTTTTAGGCTCGTAAACGTCCGTACACGCCGCGATAGCCTTTTCTATGGTAAGTTGTCCATAGGTGTACGCGCCGCGCTTTGTGTCCCATTTTGGACGCATTAAACCGCTTGTGCGGAATATCCTATCCATTCGTGCGGCGTCACGCTGCGTCCAAAATGCAAGCTGATTACAAAGCGCAAGGTCTGCCTCGCTTTGACTGTTGTAAATGCCTTGCCAGCCGCCACTATACAAAAGTTGAAAAGCTGCGCCCGTCTTGCAACTGCGGGCTTTATCGACAATTTCCTCGTCAGAAATATCAATCGGCATTACAATTTTCGGCGCAACTTTGGGCGTATTGTCGCCAAGATATTTTGCGTGGAGAGGTTTTATCGTTTCCGTGCAATCTACTATATTGCGATATTTATCGCAATATAGTTTCCCCGTCATAATGAAGTACCGCCGCTCGCTGTACATTTCCACATTGCCGCGCCGTTTTGCGCCAGCGGGGAGCGTGCCCTTACAGATTATGTGAATACCGTTTCCGCTCTTGCTTATTTCTGTATAGCTTTGCAGCGTTTCGACGAACTCCTCGATGAACTCTGCACTATCAAGACACTTGTCTAAATCTATACCAAAAAAAGGCGGTTCAAACATAAAGCCCACTCCGCCAAAGCCATATTTGTCAACGGCTTTTATCGCCTCGTCAAATGTTCCCCAAGTGCTTTTGTTGTTGCTTTGTGCATTACCGCCTGTGTGCGGATTTTTCGGCAGCTTGTCGTTGCTCCAGCATACCCAATTTTTTTGAACTTTTAACTCGGTGGGAATATTGTCATAATTAAATATTTTCATTATTTTAGCTCCATTTTTTTTACGACATATTATTTCATTGAATTTTGAACGCGAACCAACTCGCTTTCTGAAATAAACCAACTTTTTCCGTGTTCGCCTCTGCATACATACTTTTTAGCCGTGAGCTTTCCGGCGCGTATCCACTCACGCACCGTCCTCACACTTATGCCCAAAAAGTACGCTGCCTCTTTCAAGTTATAGTTTTTTTCCATGTCAAACCCTCCACCTATGACCGCAATTTTGGCAAATTGCATAATTTTTTGTTTTGCTCCCTTTTTTAGTCAATAAAGGGACTACAAGAATAATGCCAAAAGTACATAGTGCTAATAATATCCAAAGAGTTGCGGCAAGACACCCTCTCTTTTTTTGTTCGGACACTACTTGAACAGCAACTCTATTACTTTTACATTTTGGACAAATCATATTTTTACCTCCGTTTCTCTTAATTTTTTGCGCATTTCTAAAACAGAACTACATTTTTGCATGTCTATTCCTCTTGCTTCAATCACTTCTTTTAAAAGCTGCGGCGATGATAGCAATGCCTTATACTTTCCATAAGAAATACCTAATTTATTTGCTTCTTTCAAAATGTCGTCCAACTCTGTCTTATTTCTTATGACCTTCCCCGTATACAATCGAGACACGGACAAGTCATTTATGATGTTTTTTTTCTTCATCAATCCCAACCTCCACAGCCGCAATAATATTCATCACAAATTTTGTTAGGAAAATACTCGAAGAATGGTAACTTCCAGCTACTATCGACAGTACGATTGCAATATAAGCATCTTGCGTGACGTCCTTTGAGTACATAGTCGTTATTGCAATCTATTTCATTTACTACTTTGTCATAACCGTCACGGGTGCCATAACATATAATGCATATAGGTTTGCCATCAGCGTCAAATGCATTCGCAACGTGCCCGCATTCCATTAGATACTTCATTTTTCTTTCCTACTCCTTTTTTAAGTGTATCATACTTCATACATTTCTTATAACTTTTATATATAGCGAAAAAAATATATATAAGTTATGGAAATATATTCATTTGATACAATTATACTACACAAGGGCGTAAATGTCAATAAATGTAACCAAACTTTTTGTAAAAATTTTTGCGTTTTCGTTCGTAGCTATAAAGCAAGCCGAAATTGTCGGAAAAATCAATGACTGTGCCGAAATCTTTTCCGTCTGCCTTCCGCGCCACACGTCCTGCCGATTGTATGACGGTCGTCTTGTCTTTCTGCGGCGTGGCAAAAACCACCGTGCGCAGGTTCGGTACGTCCAGCCCCTCTTTCGCCAGCTTGTACGTCGCAAAAACGACATTTAACGCCCCGTTGTTCAAGTCCGTGAGTATTCTTGCACGGCGTTCCTTTTCTGCCTTTGTGGAGGCAATGCCGAGCCGAGCGCATTTTATGTTATATGGCGAGTACATAGTGATTTCCGTTTCTAAATCTTCGAGGTGATTTATCCTATCTGATAATACAAGTACTGCACCGTTTCTTGACGCCTCGAATATTTGTTGAATAATAACCTCATTCCTTTTGACATTCTCCGTAATATCGCTGATTAACTTCGCGTAATTCAGCGTACCGTCGCCATCGGTTATGTTGTCAATACAGGGGGTGTAATTCGTGCTAACGAATTTCACCCTCACGGGCACGGTATTCCCCGCGACTGCGCTTTGCGGCACTTTGTGGATAATATCTCCGAGCAAGGCAAACATACAACGCTCTAATCCGTCCGCGCGATACGGCGTGGCGGTCAGCCCTATTTTGTAACGCGCTGAAAGTGCGGAAAGTACCTTGTAAAACATCATCATGCGCGTGGGTGACCCTACGCATTTATGGCACTCGTCTACAATGACGCAATCCCATTCGTCACGATACTGTGATAAATCGATATTGCACGCCGTTTGTACTGTCGCGAACGTTATCGTATTCCCGATGTCTACTTTCCCCGCCGTTATCGTGCCGTATTCACTCGCAGGCAGCCCGAAGCATTGCTTTGCCCTGTTCATACTCTGCGTAAAAAGGTCTGTCGTGTGCGCAACCCACAACGTCTTACCGCCTATCCTCGCAACGGCTTCCAGCCCCATTTGCGTCTTGCCACTTCCGCACGGCGCAACGAGTATGCCGTTTTTAGCCCGTAAAACGGCTTCTACGGCGTTTTGTTGGTATCCGTATAAATTTATATGGCTACCATACTCACGGGCGCGTAAGGGGCAAATAAGGCTTTCTACGCGCGTTATATCTTTTTTAAATCGCAAGTAAATGTTTTTGCAAGTACCGAACGGGAGATAAAGCCGATTGCCCGCTCGCTCAAATAGCACGATTTCGCGCTGTGTGTTGCCCGTCCATTTCCCCTTTTCCTCTCTTTTGAGATAATCGGGGTTAGGAAATGAAAGCGTACTTTTACAGTACGCTAACATCTCGGGGGTCGGGTCTTCGATTATAACTTTGTTCGCCAAAATAAATTTCATTTCCAAAACTCCCAGTTATCGGCTGAAATAGCCGCGTCCAGCTTTATGCTCTGCAATTTTACGAGCATATAGTACGGTACGAAATAAATCTTTCCATCATGCTTTACTGCGACGAAAGCAAGGTCGTTGCCCGTTTTATCGAAACGCTGAAATGCCAAACGCTGATTGTCTTCCAACCGTGATATGTGGAAGGTGTCTTTCTCACACGTCTTGCAGTCAAACAGATACGGCGTGTTGTTTCTGCACGCGATTATATCGCAGGGCTGCGCCCCGCTCGCGGAGGGCGACATAAAATGCACCCAAAACCCGCGAGCGGCTAACAGCTCACAAAACTCACGCTCAAAGGCTGTGCCAAGTTTTTTATTATTCATTTTTCCTCGTTTTCTAAATAGAGGGCTAAATTGTTTAGCCCTCCAATTTTAAAAGCCTAAAACGGCAGCTCTTCATCATCTTCAACTTTATGAAGTGCAGAAAGACCTTCATTGGGTTCAACCCAAGCACTTAATTTTTCTTGCTGTTTCTTATTTAAAAAGTATCTTATTTTTGTTCCAAAATCATCTTTTTTAGTGGAACAACCACCAACCTTGCCAATCCAATTTTTGAGGTTAAAATCGCCATCAGCGATGCCAAAACTATCGAATATCGCCGTAAGGTTTCTATTTGTTATTTGAGGCTGTTCCGGCATAAAAACGACATAGTGCCATAGCCTTGACTTATAGCCGCTAACGTCAAGCGTAAGTACGAGCATGTCCTTTCCCGATTTGCTAACTGCCTTTTCGGCGTTTGCAATGCGCACCCTGTGTTCACCAACGGGAATCTCTTCAAAAACCTTGCTTTCTTCTCTTTCAAATTTCCAATCCATTTTTTTTACTCCTCAATAAAATTTTCAACCAAACAGCCCTTTCTGCTGTCAATTTGATTTTTTGCGTAAATGCTCTGCGTTGCCTCTAACACAATGCCCCTCGTGCCGTCTTGCTTTGCCAAAATCTTGCCGACTACGTCGCAAAGCCCGCAGATGTTATCGACGATTTTCAGCGAGATTTTCGGAATGAACTGCGAATAGCTTGTGCCGTCGGGGTGGACTATATCCCGCACCGTTTCCCACGCGGTAAGCACCACATTAACTCCGAGCGACTTCAAATAGCGCAAGCTGTTCACGAGCTTAAACTGCATATACTGATAGTCGGCTTGTGCAGGCACGCCCTTATTCTTGCCCTGACTGCCGAGGTCGGACAGAATGCAACGTTCCAACTCGCTGATGTTATCGACAGCGATTGTGCTGTATTCGAGCTTTCCCGCTTCTTTCAGTTTGCCAAGTTCGGCGAGTTTCTTCGACCAATCGTCCCATGTGTGGATATTATCGATACGCTCCACATCGATTTTCGACAGGTCTTTCACGACTTCGTGCTTTGCAAGGGTCTTAACGATTGTACGGTCAATATCCAGCACAAGCGTACGCCCTTCGCTCCGTTCTGCGATAAGCCCTATCGCGGTACTCTTGCCCACACCAGGCGCACAATACAGCAACGCCGTGTAAGGTTCTTTCTTTTGAGTAAGCTCTTCAAGATTTTGATACATTTTTAATCCTCCTTTAATAAATCTTTGTTGTCGTAAATATTTCCGATTACTTCAATATCTTCTTTTTTATCGTGCCATAACCAATAACCATATTCCCAACCTTTTACGGTAAATGCAGAGTTTTTTTCTTTATAATACAGAAGTCCAACATCTCTTGAATTTTTTACAATATCCCCTTCAAAAATCTTTTTTCCGTTCTTATCGGTTAATCCTGTGTATTGTCCGACTGTGTGCGGTATAACTTCAATAAAACCAAAATCATTTACTACAATAAATGTAGAACCGTATGCTGTTCCGCAACAATGATAATAACTACCTTCAATCCACTCTCCGTTATAAACACTCTTACCTCGAAATAAAATTTCTCGCATACTTATTGCTCCTTTTTCTTAAATTCAACGTATTCAAGCTTCGGGTCATAGTCAAGGCAGATACTCGCAAACTCGCACTTACGCCCGTATGCCGTGCAGTTTGAACAGTTGCGGTAAAATATATTCTCACAACTTGTGTCGCCGTGATCCTTTAAGAACTTGTAATCTTCTTCATCGACGAACATAATGCTTGCCATATGCCGTAAAAGAGCTTTATGCTCCTGCACTTCCTTTTCGTTGCGTGTTACTTTGATAACGCGGATTTTTTTGTCCGTGTCCTCTGCATACCACGCACAGCAACGCTCGTAATACTCTTCCGCTGTTTCGTTCTGTTTCTGCCGAATGGTTGGCTTTTTGCAGACGGTGTAATACATTTCATTCTTGCCACTTGCGAGCATATAAGTCAAAATCTGTTCGTCCCATTGTAAGTTGTAAATGTACTCCTCGTCAATATCTTGAGAGGTTGTCTTATGCTCAACCACGCAACCGTCCTCCGCTATGCCGTCAAATCTTCCTACAAGACTTATATCTTCTGAAAAATTAAACTCAAACTCTTTTTCTGTTTCTACAACAGAAAACTTAGGATAAATATATTTTTCATAGGCTTTTGCCATTGCCGAAATTTTAGGATTATTTTCGACATCAACTTCAACCCCTCCTGTCTTATATAGGTTTTCAATCATAGAGTGATAAGTTTTTCCAGCTACAAGCGGCTCTGCGTCCTGTACCGGTACAAGTTCTTCTATATATTTGAAAAAATAAGCACGCTTGCAGGACTTGTAGCATTTTATTTTAGAAGCAGACAGTTTCATTTTTTTCTTCCTCCTTTAAAACTTTCTCAATCTTCAACTTCGTTATTTTGCTCGGATTTTGCAAATTATTTTCTATATTGTATATAGTTTGAGCAGTCAAGTGGCACATTTCGGCGAATGTCTTTGCAGATATATTTTTTTTAGCTCTAAAATCTAAAATACGTTCAGAAAGCATTTTCAACTTTCTCACCTCCTTTTTTCAAAATTTCAAAAAATTCATATATATTCAAGTCATGTTTTTTAAGAAACAAAACAATATCGCCCATCGTTTTAAAGCCATACTTTTGGCACAAATAAGCAAGTTTTTCAAAATCACAATATTTCATATCGTCACACCTCCTCTTTATAATTTGGAAATTCCGAAAGACACCAATCCCCGCCGTCAACCCACTCTCCGTCTTCGTCATATTCATTTTTCAAAAGAAACTTGCAGTGATGTTCAAATAGCGGCACTCCGTGAACAGAGCCACAATATTGCAAACTTCATACTTAATTTTCATTTTTTTAACTCCTTTAAAATTAAATTAACATTCGCACTCGTCGTCTTCTTCTTCGTCATTGTAAGCATTACAATTTTTTAAACGCTCATCGTTGAGTTGAACCATTTTTTCAAGCATTCTTTCAAGCATTTTCAAAAACTTACTACCCTTTTCCGTTTCGGCTTTTGCATAAACATATCCTGCACTATTTACAGAAAAGAAGTTGTCTTGAAACTTTGCAAACTCGCCAAACTTGCCTTCGCTTGTTCCAATCGTCCAATATCTGCCGCCGTCTGCCGCTATTGAATAGTAGCCCTTATCGTTAGCAACCATAGCCGCCTTTACTTTCGATTGTGCTTTCTTGCCATATCTGTAAACTTCGTTCTCGCCAGCATTGATATAACAATAATCTTTATACATTTTTTAACTCCTTTGAGGTGTTTTCCTCATCTCTTATTTACAAATATATTATACAATAAAAAAAATAAAATGTCAACTATTTTTTTATATTTTTTTATTTTTTTTTAAAAGTGATGTATAATATATAATACATTTCCATAAAAGTCCCTCTTTGCAGCGAAAAGTCCATCCGCCGTTAACTGCTGACGTGGGAGTACCGGGATAAGGTCTATGTGCCACAACCGCATTTATCGCCCTCCTTTATAATTTCGATTGCTCGACAAAATAACAGCGGATAAATCCCGCCCGCCATTTCTGCAAGCTCGTCCGCTTTGAATAGCACCCGTCGCGCGCTTTATTGCCTCTTTATTTTTCATTTTCCTACCTCCCAAGCGTTTGTAAAATCTTTATCTTTGAACAGCGCGGCAAGCCCGCTGATTTGTTTCAGGCGCAGCAGTTCGTCCGCGTCCATTCCGATATTTTTCATTATCCACGCGTCGGACATTCCCCCCTCTACCAGCTCCGCGACGATATTTGTCATCAGCTCGATTGAGTGCGTGCCGCGTGCGCGGTTGTGGCGGATCGTGCTTGCCATTCTGTTGGAAATATCCTTGTCTATCACGACGACGGGCAGCTTGCCGCCCTCTCGGTCGTAAATGTCCTTGTGTTCAAGCATTGTGCGGTAACGGTGAAAGCCGTCCACTATCTCGTATTTGTCCTGCTCTTTCAGATAATAACATACAATCGGCATTGTATAGCCGTCTTCCTTGATTGACTGATACAGCAGCTTCATTTCGGGCGGCGCAACCGCGTTCGGGTTGTATGCATTCGCTTGTATTTTTTCAATCGGCACAGCGATAACCGAGTAAACGGGTGATTGATACATTGCTCCTTTCTCCTATAAATTTTTATACTTTTCTAACGCTTTGCGGCGTTTTTCTTCCTCGCTCTTTGTCCTGCTGAAACCGCAGTAAAGGCATTGCACGTCGTTTTTCAGAATTGCTATGCAGGCGCGCTTGTACGTCGGAGCCTTGCGGAACTCCTCGACGCTGGTATCGTCTATCCAGTCGTCAATATATACGACTTCGCGGTCAGTATTGACCTTACAAGCCTTTGACGTGCGCCCACTCCGACGTATCGATGCGCCCTCGGCTTCCAGCTGCTTGATAAACTCCTCGCTGCGCGCGCCGCCTTGAACACGCCAATGCCACTTGCTTTTTTCAAACTTCTGCTCATACCGCTTGCGCGTTTCTTCGGGCAGAGTGGAAAGCAAAAACTCCATATACTCTTTCCACGTGAAATGCTCGGGCTTTTTTATGTTCTTCCAGCCCATAGCGGTAGTGCCGCCATATATGCCCGTAAAATTCACGCCGTTGACACGGCTCACCATACGCCCCCACGTCTGCGGCTCTATCACGCGGAACAGCTTCAAATTCGCTTGTCCGCAATCGTGAAACGGGCTTGCAACTCGCATTTGGTCGATTGACAGCCCCGCCTGATAAAACAGGTCGTAAAGCCTATTATAATCCCAGCCCATTTTTGCGTTGCCGATCCACACGTCGGCGGTCGTCCAATCGTAAATCGGGTAAAAATTCACGGTGTTTTCGTCAATCGTTTTCGTATATGACAGTCCAGCGTGCATATATTTCCGCTGCCCGCTCGTGATAATTGCAAGGCGCGAAAGGCTTTCATCTGCTCTTATGCCGACCATTACGGCAGTCTTGCCGTAAGTATTTGAAAACCACTTTGAGAATAGCACGCGAGTATCAAAACCGCTTGTATTTTTCACAAACTCAAACGGGCTGTTGTCCTCGGTTATCAGATACGGGCTTTTCGGGTATTCCCTTATCCATATGTCGCGGCAATCCCTGTCCCACGGCGTCCAATGCGTTTGAAACATAGACACCGAGCAGCGCGCCTTTATCGGCAGGCAAAGCCAATACTTTTTTATGCCCTCAAAGCCGTTGAAAGTCCGCTCCACATATTCAGCGGTCAGGTTATAACCGCCCTCGTAATCCTCGTAATACATAGCCATTTTGTCCAGCAGTCCGTTTTCTTTCGCATAGTCATAGCAGAGATTAAGCAAAACGCCGCTATCTTTGCCGCCCGAAAACGCTACAAGTACATTATCGAAGTCACGAAATGCAACTGCTATACGCTCGCGCGCTGCGTCGTAAACATTCTTTTTCAAATACTTCTTAGCCATTTATCCGCTCCTTTTTTATCAATTTCTTTTTTAACCTCATTCAAGAGGCTTGTTTTCTTGTCTAAACTGCCTTTTATAAGGCGTTCCAGTCCACAATTACACCACAAGCTGTAATAATGCACGTCATCGGCTTGCCCGAGACGGAAAATTCGCGCCTCTGCCTGTATGCGCTGGGCATAGTCAAAGGTATGGTCGGCAAATATCATATACTTGCAACATTGAAGATTAAGCCCGAAAGCCCCGCACCCGTATGTCACATACAAAACTTTGATTTTGCCCGCGCGAAAACCGTTTATAACCGCCTCGCGCTCCCGCTCGTTCATATCTCCGATTAAAGCCGCTGCCCCTTTCGGAATACTGCTCAAATACTTGACAAACACTATAACTTGTTCGTTTATCTCATTTATCAAATTTTCGATTATTTCGGCTTTTCCCCCGCTTTTGCAATAGTGCTGTTGTAGAACCTGCGAAACCGCCATAAAGTCGAATATCGGGGCTTGCAAGTAGCTCATTTTTAATTCATCATATCCCGCGAGGTCGTCCATTTTGTAGGTATAGTCGATATAATTCTTTCGCTTGCCAAGTTCCAGCTCGCTATCGAAAATATACGGCTCGATTTTCGCAATTAAATGTTCAACATTATGTTGCTTTTTTACAAGCCCTTTCAGCCGTCCGCGAATGTAATACTCGCAATACGTATTCTTGAACTGATTGTAATTCATATTCAGGATTTTCGGAGAAAGGAATTGCATTTGCGTCCACAAATCGAGCACGTTTTTTGATAACGGCGTTCCGTTCAAGATCAGCTTGTATTCTGCCGTTTCCCCCAGCCGCAAAATTCGTTCCGTGCGCTTTGCCTCGCGGTTTTTTATTTTCAGGCTCTCGTCAACGACTATAAACGCCCGCCGACCCGCTACCTTTCGGAGCGTTTCAAGGTATATTCTGTCACTTGACCCAATACTTTCACACCCGACAATATCAAGCCTTAAATCAGCGTGCCATTTCTTCCGCTCCGCCTCAATCTCGCTTTTGAGCGAGTACGGGCAAATCCACAGGATATAATCGACTTTGTGCCGCTTTGAGGCTATGAGGTCGAGCGCGACTTTCGTCTTGCCCGTCCCCATCTCCATGAACAGCGCACCGACTTTGAGCCGTGAGAGCTTTTCAAACGCCGCTTGCTGATTATTCATTTTCTATCAGACTTGCGTCCGCCTCTGTCTTGACCGCCTCCACCGCCTCGGGCTTGTGCGTTTCATAATCGTTCTTGAATTGCGGCGCAGATATATTATCGTTCATAACTCCGAATACTTCTTCCAATTCGTCATAACCGAGCTGTATCTCGTCTATAACTTCGTGGCTGTTGTATCTGCCTTTACCGTATTTTTTCAAACGGAAAGTAAATTCTTCGGTGTAGCTGATTGATACCGCGCCCTTGTGTCTGCCCTCGCGCACCAGCTTTGACGGGTGCCAAAAGCAATACCCGTTATAATCGCTGGCGTGAGGGCAGGCGATCAGCACCGCCTTATCCGTCTCCGTTCTGATGTTCTGTCTGTTGATGTTTATCGTTTTCCACATAATGAACTCCTTTGCGCGCCTATTGCCCGACGCGCGGGGCGTTTCGACTTTATTTTTTCAAATTCTTGTAACACCACCAACTGGCGATATTGATTATTACCTTGTATTTAATGGTGCCGTATGCTTCGGGGTCAATATCTCCGCCACGTTCCTCGACTGTGCAAATCGATTTCGGAACCCATTTATAAACATCTTGCCAACTGAAATATCCGTCAAAAACACGTATTTGATATGCCTTTTCTGTTTCGCGTTCTACCACAAAATCAACGTTCATTTTTAATTCCTTCGGGCTGTTTGCCCTCTTTGTTTTCTTGTACTTATTATATCACTTATAAAATTAAATGTCAATAGTTTTTTGATATTTTTTTATAAAATTTTATAAAAAAATAACAGGCAATCTTTTCTGATTGCCTGTCTTTTTTTATTCAATTATCCAATAGACATCGGCGCACTTTTCCGTGCAATCCCAAATATCTATGATAGTTCCGTAAAGGCTACAAGTTAAGTGACCTTTAATGCGGATTATAAGCCGCTTATCTTTGTGGAGTTCTGCAATCTCTCCAACCGTCATGCCCCTGCCGTTATATCGTTTGTAACACAATATTCCGTCAAGTAGATTGTGGTAGCAACCTACCGTCAGCACATCACACCCGCATTTGTGGGCGGTTAGAAGCAAAAGGTTTTCGACGGCTTCATATTTCAAGCCCGTTGCTGCACTTATCGCACGGCAAACACAATCTTGTAGTTCTTGTCCGTCAGGTCGGCGGTTATAATACCGATAACGCATTTATTCCTCGTCATCGTCCACAATGGCGTAGTAGTACGCGGCGAGCTTTTCACCGCCCTGTACCGCCACGTCGTTGCTCGTCGCTACTTTGCCGAGTTCATATCCGATATTGCCGCCGCCGTTTCCACCGAAGCCCCAGCCGTTATTACCAAACAGCGCAAAAAGCACGATAATCCACAGCCATTCTGCGCCCCATGCACCGTTGCCCCAGCCGTTGTTGTTGGCGTTGCCCTGACCTACGGCATACCCTTCAGCGAATCCATTATCCATTGAATTATTCTCCTTTAATTATTTTTATAAAATCGTTCTGCGCGCAAAGAACGATAATTATTTGAACTGCGCCATGAAGGCGTTCGGGTCAATTCCTCGCTGTTTCATAATGTTCATTGCGAGGTCTTGATAGCTCATTTTGCCGCGCATTTGGTCTATCTGCTGCGCAACCTGCGGATTGTTTTGCACAAGCATTTGCACGACCGCTTGCGGGTTTGCCTGCCCGTTCCTGATTTGTTTTACAATCTGAAAGAATGGATTTGCGGGCGGCTGTGGTGCATTTCCCAACGGATTAGCCATTGTCCTCGCCTCCCTTCTTCTCTTTCTTTAACAGACCGTCGATAGTACGCTTTATGCGCCCCATTTCTGCCTGAACGCCCTTGAACTCTTCCACGCTAACGAACTGCGACATATCCACGGCAGGGGCAGAGGCTGTTTCGGCTTCTGTATATTCCGCAATTTTGAACGTTTTTATCTCCATTTTTCCCGTAGCGTCAACCGTCTTTCGGTATAAAAGCGGCTTGTCGTTGTCGAGAAAAATAAAATCGCTGTTCGGCGGCAGCTGCCTTGCGCGGGCGTCTTCAATGCCTGTCACGTAAATTTTGTTTGTGTTCATTTGTGCAGACTGTTGCTGTGTCGCCGTTTGAGGCGCGTAATTGCCATTCTGCGGCGCGAAAGGCGCTTGCCCCGTGTAATTCCCCTGCGACGGCATAAAACCGCCGTAAGAGGCATTATACGGCGTCTGATACATATTCCCGTTCTGATATAGATTGTACATTTTTTACTCCTACAATTAAAAATTGTAAGAGCCACGGAATATTGCGCATGTAGTGAGGATACTTGCGCGATATCCCCGCCCTCACGCCATAAATTATAAGAGCATAAAAAAAGAATGTACACCGACAAAAGGTGTACAATTTAATTATTATTTAATTTTTCTTTTAATCGCTTTTTTCTTGTTGTCACTGACTTCTCATCTATGCACAACCTATCTGCAATGATTTTGTGACGTGTTTTATTTATAAAAAATTCAATAGAAAGTTCTATATTTTCTTTTGAAAAATGCAAACACTTGCATCGTTCAATCAGTTCAGCCTCTGTGCAATTGTTTACATTAAAATGCTTTTGTGTTGATTTTTCTTTATAAAAATCTAATAACTTTTCATATCTTTCTGAAATGTATTTGTAATCTTTTAATTTAAACTGAATATCGCCAATTTTATAACTAATAAAAGCAATTAACACTCCGAGCAGGATAGAAAAGCTAATGCTAATTTCTTTCGGTAAAGTTGTTAATGTTGCAAATCCAAATATTAACAATGAATAAGCAAAGCAATTTTTTAACGATTTTGCATGATATTGTTTTGCGTAAAAATTCTTTGTTATAAAATACGGCAAAAATATACATAAAAATTCGACAGGCTTGCTGATAAGGGAGCTAAAACTTATCAGCAAGCCTACGATTATGGCAAAACCTCCAAACCGATAGAGTTTAGAAATTTTTTCATATTTATCCCTTGTTATTTTAATCTTTTTTTTCATCAACAATTTCAAAATTGTCTTTCAAATCCTTATCGGCACTTTCTTCATTGCCGAAAAACCAAAATGGACAGTGAGGCATTCCACCGCTTTCATTCATTGTGTCTTTTGGTCTGTTTGAAAAATCAATCTTTTCTGCTTTTTCCATAATCTAAAACCTCCGTTATATTTTATAAACAAATATAGACTAACTATAAAAAGTTTATAGTCAATTGTGCCTAAAATTCCATATAAAAAATTATATGCTGCTTCATTTGCAAAAATTCCTATTCTGCCAACAGAAAAAATAATGCCATATAACATTGTTATGCCGTATAAAAGCAAATTTTCTAAAAAAGAATACCATTTTTTTACAAAAAATATTGGTATAATTGCAATATATACAAGGTTGAATATGCTTGTTGCTATGTTGTTTTTTATCACAAAAGCAAAAAATGCAACTATTATTGTTTGAATTATTGCAATAAATAAACATTTCCACCAACTTGTTCTGCAAAGAATTTTATATATAAAAATCAACTCAAAAACAAGTAATCCTGACTTTATAAATTCTTGCAAAAACTCGCTCGGAATGTTTATTTTATTTAAATCAGCTTTAAACCATAAAATCCCAAAAAATCGAGCAATAAGGCAAAAGAACATTATGGCAACGGTAAAAACAAACATAAAGAAGGAAACTATTTGTTCACCTGTTTTATTGCCAAAATGTTCTTTTATCTTACTCATTTTTTGTTAATAATTTTTTCAAAATCACTTTTGAGGCGTTCAATATCATCGCTTTCTTTAGTCTTTGTTTCATTTGAAATAATTTCGGGAAGTTCTTCAATCGGTTTTTCTGACTTTTTCAAGTCAACAAAAAGTTTTTTTACTCCCAAAATCATCCCTTTCCACCCTTTTCTTACAAGTTGAACGCCAAACAAATAAACTGTCTGCACGCTACCAGCGTACGTCGCTGTGGTTTTTACCAGGACATTGATGTCTGTTATTTTTAAATAAAACTTCAAAAAACAAAACACACCAACACCAGAAAGAAGTAGGCTGATTGCCGCAAAAAGATACTCCCATTTTTTACAATCCAACTCGCCGCCTTTGCGTTTTGCGGCTTTTTGCATTATAACCTTTACAATGCTTGTTAACAATATAGCCACAATCACAATAGCTAAGCAAATCAATGCGGAAACCCATTCAGGCATTGATTAAGCCTCCCCTACAAATGGTTTTATGGCTGCAAAAAATGCGTCATATTCTGAATTTATTTGGTTTTCAATAAATTGTTTTTGAGAAGCGACATATTCAGTTTTTTCAAACTCAAGCCTCTGCTTCAATTCATTTACACTTGCATTAAAAGTTTCGTCAAGCTGTTTGAGGTGTGGAAGCATTACTGAATTATAGTGTTGTCCATATCTTGCGTCAAAGTCAGTTTTTTTGACAACCTCAATATCCGACAAATAGCGTTTTGAAATTTCGTTTATCTTGTTCATTGGGATTTTCCTCCTATAAAAATTATATTCCATTTATTTTTAAAAGTCAACAATTTAATCGGTTCGAACCGTGTTAAATTTAACAACAAAATCAGCCGTCAAATAACTTGAATCAGAAAGAGTAACGGCGTTTTGAGGATTTACCCATACAACTCCTAAAAAATAGCCGCCCGATACCTGCCACTGGTTTTGTCTTAAATGAAAATAGGCGGTCACTTTCAGCGGCTCGCACACCCAAGCATGGACAACAATTTCGTCATTTACTTCAGTCACTATAAGGCTGACATATTGCTCTTTATTAAGCAGTTCAGGGGGGAGTTTTACCCTCCCACCCTTTATTACCGATTTATACTCAATGTTGTCTTCGCCCCTAAAAATAGCTATATATGCACCTTTTTGGGGCAATAAAAAGACACCTCAAAAGTGTCCCTTATATCCAACATGATTGGAGTTCGGTCAATTAAGACTCCTTTTTCACTCCCCATTAAAAGCTCATATTTCATTTAACTGCCCTGCCTTTCTCTCGGCTTTCCCTCCAACTCTCGAATATCACCATGAATGCGCCTAAATTCCGCTTTTTTCTCCTCTATATTCGGTATTTCAACGCCAGCCATGACTTGCAGCAAATCCTCGTTAAGAGGTTGCAGCTGCATTTTCAACTGTCTTATGTCTCTTCTTCGTTTTTTTTCTTCTTTACTTATGTAATACACGTTTGTCATGCTTGCTCTCCTCTATCTTTAATACGAACCGCCCAAATAGAACACTGCTACAAAGAACGACATAGTTCCGTCCAGTCTAATATCATTGATTATGTGCACGTGCCCGTCGCCAGCAATAATACCGAGTTCCAATTTTTCATTGCCACCGCCGGCATCCTCACAAACAAACAAGAGGCAATCGTAAGACGTGTTGCCGCCGTCGGCGAGTGTCGCCTTGCCCCTTATTATTTGCTTCCTGTCAGCCAGTCCGTCTCCGTTATATATATGTGAATACAGCTCGCCCAAATCCATTTCCGGATATTCATTGGCATAATCTGTTTGCGTTCTGTAAATATTCACGGACGACGCAAGCAAAATATCTTTCAACTCCGCGCTGTGGATAAGATTTTCGTCATATCCGTTATTTGTGGTAAAGCTAAAAGAAATATAGGCGTCGCCGTAATAAGTCGGAATTGATTCATTGGAAATCATCGCCCAATAAGAACCTATATTTCCGCCTCCGCTGCCGCCACCCCCTCCGCCGCCTGATACCGTGACAAACATTTGCCCGCTTGATGAAAGTTGAACGGGATAATTATCGCCGTTTTTAGTATATCCAATTTTTACACCCCCTAATGCCGCTCTTGTCGCCTGTGGCAAAGTATAATTATTTGCATTTGAATCAATACCATTCAATTTTGTCTTGTCTTCTGACGACATAAGCCCGTCATAAACAGTTGTTGCATTGCTATAAGTTGTGTCTTGAGTGGTAAAAGTCCCAATCTTTCCGCCATTTTTGTTTTTGTAAGTGACCGTTTTACCACTTACTGAAAGGCTTGCCACATAATCCGTTCGAAGTCCGTCAATTTTGTGTTGAGCAATATCCGCGTTGCCTGCTATGTCTGCATTCTTGATTGTGTCTTTAAAAGCAAGTGTTTTCAGCCGTCCAAACCAGTTTTTAATCTTGCCAAACAAGGTCTTTGCCGTTTCGCCTGACGCTATGTTTGCCGCCATTCCGCTTACATCATCAAAAGTAACAACCGTGTCTTTCAACTCACCGCCGCTTTTATCTATTTTCGCATTTAGAGAAGTGTTCAACCCACTAACTTTACTTTGAGCAATAGCGGCATCGTTTGCTATATCGTCATTTTTTATTGTATCTTTAAAAGCAAGCCCCTTAACCTCTTGCCCTTTTATTGTTTCTGCGTCAAGTGGCAAATCCTGCATTGTTCCGTCGCTTTTCTTTATTTGGGGTCTATAACTCATAGCTCACCTCGTTTTTTTTATAGTTCTTTGAAAAATATACCACCCACGGCAAGGCTTGCCGACGGTGTAGCTTGTGCTGTCGCTCCGACTTCCACAATCTGCCCGCCTGCCGTAACTCTGCCTTTTGCGTCCGTCGTAACAACCGAATATGTGCCAGCAGTTCCTACTGCCGCAAGCGTTGCCGAGATGTTAGCATTTGCAGAGCCGTCAAAACTTGCCGTGCCTGAAATGTCGCCCGAAAGCGCGATGTTTCTTGCCGTTGCCAGTTTAGTCGCACTTGTCGCCGTCGTCGCACTTGTCGCCGTGTTTGCACTGCCCGCGTGGGTAGCCTCTTTGACCGTTACGCCGTCATCTTCAAATATGTCGGTTATTGCGTTGCCGTTTATTTCGTCAGTGACATTGCCCGCATTTGTAGCCGTTGCCGCTGTCGTCGCCGAAGCCGCTGTCGTCGCGCTGTCTGCGCTCGTCGCATGGTCAGCGTTTGTGGCATGACTTGCATTTGTAGCATTATTCGCCGTTGTCGCGCTTGCAACCTTTTGTGTGCCGCTTATAATCGCCGCAATGTCATCAGCATTTTTTTTACCCTTGTCGCCAGCGTATGCCGTCGAAGCGGTTTCGCCGAGCGCAAGCGACGCGGATATTTCTACATACGAAGTGCCGCCCCAGCGGTATGTCTTGTTGGTTGTGGTATCGACATAAATCTTGCCCTCTTCGCCAGTTTGAGGAAAAGACGCTCGCGAGTCAAATTCCAACACATCGTCTACATAAGACGGAAGTTGTGCCGACGGTACCTTGCCCGTAGCGTCAAGGCTTGCCACACCGTTATTAGCTCCTTTCTGCGTAACAGGTATGTACGTCGCACTTAAATCAGGCAACTGTGCCACAGGTACTTTGCTGTCAGTTCCGAGCGAAGCAACTCCGTTTGCCGCGCCTTTCTGTGTCAACGGAATATAATCAGCAAGGTCGTCCGTATTCGCTTTTGTGTTCAACGCTTCCTGTGTCGCCGCCGATATAGGCTTATTTAGGTCAGACGTATTGTCAACATTCCCCAGCCCGATATTAGTTTTCGTGATATTGACCTGTCCTTTGCGGTAGTCGGATTCCGCGTCACCTTTTACGCCAGTAACCACACCGCCGCCCGTCAGCCCGTCAATGGTATCCATAATTTCCTTGAACGCTTCTTGTACGTTCGTTGCCGACATACCCGCAGTTGCGCTGTCAAGAATAACAACGTCAGCGTCCGTTTCGGGGTGGAGCGTTAGCATTCCGTCGGCTTGTTTCTGTTGTATTTGATACTTTTTCGTCGTGTCAGGCATTTTCTTTCACCTCTAAAAAAATATAGTCGTTTGTCTGTAAATTATCGGGTACAGACTGCACCGTTTTTATTTTACTGTCGAACAAATCCCCGACAGATACTTGCGTTTCTTGTGTGCCTAGCGAAGGGTCGTAAATATAAACCTTGGCGTCACGATTAGTTAAATCGTTTTTCGGCAAAACGCTGATGTCTTTCGGCAAAAGAAGACTTACCTGCTCCGCGCTCGCAAAGCCCGTATGCCCACTATGCTCGTAATCAAGATGTTGTAACTCATCATGATTTTGCGAAGCTAGAATAGTCATCGTCTGATTTAGCTTTCCGACTAATGACTTGCCTTGCACGTTCCCGTTTAAGACATTAGGTGTTAAATTTGCGGTAAGTTTATCCATTTCCACACGTCACTTTATTTTTTTTATCCAGAATTTTAATATCGCCTTTATAAATCACCGTCGCAACGTTTGTGTCCTTGAAAAACAACGTAATGTCAAAGCTTGCTATGCTTGGTAACATCTTACTTGTTTCTTCCGACGTAAACGCAAGTACATACTTGTTCAAATCACTTGACAGAGTTAACGCTTTGCATATTCCTAAATAATCGCTTGAAAAAATGCACTTGTCCACAACGGAAACGTCTATTAGTCCGTTTATGTCCAGCTCTGCCTGATAGCTATCGCCCTGTATAATTATAATTTCGTTATTCATAGTAATCGCAAAAACATCCCCCCAATCAATAAACTATTGCTTGCCGCGTGGCTCCCGTCATCAACCTCGATATATTTATCCGTGTACTTAACACGCGCCGCTAAATCAGCGGCTATGCTGTCAAACAGTTCTTTGTCTATTGTTGTGCCAACCTGCTGGACAGTTCCCGTGACTTCATCAAAATCAAACGTGCCTAATACTTCGCTTGTCGCCACATTTGTCAGCTGATAACGGTTAGCATACTGTACAATTCTATCGACTACCGCTTTCATTGTTGTTGCGCTCCTCTAAATTTTATTTGACTTCCAGCACGAAACGTGCCGCTGTATAGTTTATCAATCTGAACCGACTGATAAAACTCGTCTAACGCCAACAATATCTTTTCAATATCGTTGGCTTTTTGATAATCCCAGTTAAACGCTTGCGGCGTTTGTGGTGTATCGTTTGCTACATACCACACCGCCCGTATAGCATTTATATTTGAAATTATACTATCCATTTCCGCTCTTGTCAAGGCTTGACCGAGTGTTACATCTATAACCGTCAAATTTAGGTCTAAAACATCCGAAAGATATTCTATGTATGAATTTATACGGGTAATATCTGAAACGTTGTAGAACCCCTTTTGCGTGCGCGTAGCAACGTCTTGCGACGTTCTGTCTGTAATAAGCGGGTCTAAGTTCGGATTATTCATCTAATGCCTCTATTGTAGTCTCATTTTCGTCATAAGAAATATTGAACGCAACGCTGGTAATGTATTGCCCGTCGCCCGTAGATTGCGTTGATACTGTGCTGTTTTCAGTATCTATTTCTATGTGGTCGCCAAGGTCAAAGTCTGTTTCGCTGACTATCTCCGCCTTATGCGTATATTTATTAACAACGCGTTCATATTGATAATTAGCGACGCTTGTTGCTATACTGCCTGTAATTAAATAATTGCTTTCGATTGCTTTTATATTTTTTGCCGTACTGCCGCGTGTAACCTTTGTAGTAGCGCGGTTATACGGTCTGCCCGTAACGGTAACGAACGTGGTATCTCCCGCCGTACCTGTCAATGTTATAACGCAACGGTCAGAATAAATTTTTGTTGAAGTTATTTGCGCCGAACTTGTAGTATCGACGAATACCTGTATCGTGGATATAACGGCGGGATATTCGCTGTAAACAATCTCTATTTCCTGCGGCTCTACCGTAAGCCCAATTTCTTCTAAATGTCCAAGTTCCTGCTCTGCACTTGCCGCGCTGAACGTGTATTTAGTTACATTTATACCGATGTGTTTATCGCTATTCTCAACGGAATAACTGCCCTCGACAATATCGTCCGCAGTCAATGCGCCTTTTTCCGTCGGCGTATGTTTTTTGAGTGCAATGTTGCCGTTCGCGTCGATAACGAGTATGCCGTTGCCTGCTTCCGCTATAAGGCGTAACGCCTCTCTGTGCGGGACTTCGGTTATATAGCCCGTTGAGATAATATCCTTAAATGCGTCGTCAACCGCAAGCGTAATGCCCGCGTCCTCTGCTACCTCTTCCGCCCAGTCGTATAAACTTCTGCCGTCAGTGTAAACAATACCGTTGCGATATACGCTTTCACCCAATCCGTACAATTCATCATAGCCGCTGACCGTTATAACATTGCCGTTTTCTTCAACGCTCGTGTTCTCGCTGTAATAATTTCCGAACATGACATACTCGTCGCTCCCGCGCTTTTTTATATAAATAACGACTTTTAAACCCTCCTGCATTCCGATAGGCAAGTCGTTAATACTCTGCACGTTAAACCGTCCGTTGTTAAAATACTGAAACGAAAATTCACCGCTGTCATCATAGTCACCCGTCAAGTCCGTTGTTCTGCTCGCTGAAACGCTTATTAGCATATCCTCATCGTATAATTCGTTTATTCCGAATACAATCTGCAACAACCGCGCGCGTTGTTGCGGCTTGACCTTTGTGAACGTAATGCGCACTCTGTCCCACTGCATACGCACGTCGTAGTTTACATAGTTTACAGCGGTATTGCCCGTAACTGTATTAGCGCCGACAAGGCTATTGCCGTTAAAATATTCAACAGTAAATGTATCTGCCGCGCAATCTGTCGGGAAAATTATCTGTATACCGTAACTGTCGTGTAAATTATTGAACACATACTCGATATAATCGTTTATATTGCCATTAACGTCCGCAATGCTTGCACTTTCCCACCCAACGTCATAGCTACCGTTTGTGTCTGGAAAGATAAAAGTGCCGTCAAGCAAAAAATAGTCCTTTTCAAGGTACGCAATTTTATCAAAATCTACGGCGTTTTGCGTTGTGTTGTGCAATTCTGAGTACACGCTGTCTGAGCTTGTTTCGTAAGTAATAGTGTCGTCCTGCAATGTTTGGTCAATAACGCCGTAATTTATTCTAACGCCCTCAATTATCATCGTAGTCTACCCCTTTGAGCGTTAAGTCCCAGTTAGTCCAAACATACTCACCCAGCACGTCGCTATACGCAAATCGTGTTTGTCCCTGCCCGAGTTCGATTATTGCTTGCCCGTTATAACTTCCGAACGGAGAGGATATTTGCACAGTCAAATATCCGTTCTGACGCTGTGCCGCAAGCAATGAATTGACCGTTGCTCTCTGCTCTGCTGTAAGAAAAGCATACGAAAAATTCGCGTAAAATCTGCGCCCTTTATAAATACGGCGTATCTTGCCGCTTATCATGGTCTTTTCCACATACTCATCAGCATAGCCCATAGTAGGCTCACGTCCTATCTGTGGCAATTCCATATCGATTCCGTTTATCGTCAGCATAAGTTATCACCCCTTCCCGTATGCGGTTATCCTGTTCAAACTCTTTCTACCTTGCGCGCGTAACGTGTTATTGACCGTGTTCACCACATAGCTATTAAAGTCCTTGTCGCCTATTCTAACGGTTATTTCCGTGTTATTGTCCTGATTGCCGAGCCCTGTTACAATTCCGTTCACAATCGCAACTGCGGCGTTCTGTATTGCACCGCGCAGGTCATAATCCTGCATCGCCATATACTGCGCGTCGGCTATCTGTTCCACATTGGCAACGCCCGTTCCTCTGCTTCCGCGTGCCACAATTTCCGCACCGTCTTCTCCTGCGCGCGCAAGATAATAAGTGCCGAGGTCGAGGTCGTCCATCATACCGCCCTCGGCAAAGTCCACGCGGGGGAGACTAACGTTGGGAATTGGGGGTATAGGGTCAGCACCCGTCCACGTCCATATTTTTGAAATTCCGCTAGTAATAGCATTTAGGGCTTTTACGGCAAGGTTTATACCGCTTTCAACTACCGCAATCAATCCGTTGATTAAGGCTTCGCCGATATTCTTACCAAACTCCGCAAGTGATTTCAAGCCGTCTTTTGTGGTAAACAAATTGATGACAGTATCGAATATGCTAATGAGCGCGTCGAGCAACATATTCGGAAGCTGAACAAACGCGATTTCGATTAGTGCCTCAAACAAATTGATTAACAAAGACCCCCAGTCAACCTTGAGCAAGGCGTCTACAAGCGCAACGGCGAGGTCGGCTATCGACTGTGTCAATGACGGCAGTATGTCTATAACCTTAAACAACAGGGCTTCAAGCACTTCTATAATGTTCGGTACCATTGACGGCAACGCCGATATTATACCGCCCAAAACTTCGACCAGCAAATTCCCTGCAATTTCAATCAAATTAGGCAAAGCCGAAACCAACTTGTCAACGATACCAATAATACCCTCAACAAACTTATCTCCCGCGCCTTCCGCGCCCGTAGCCATACCCGTAAGACCCTCAATAACAAGCTCGATTTGAGGGAATAAGTCAGACATTATAGACGCACCGACAGTCTTAAACGTGAGTTTTAACTGGTCTAACTTATCGCCGAGTGCCGCACCAGCCTTGACCACATCATCACCGATGACAAGACCGAGGTCTTCCATACTCTCGAACAGGTCGTCAACGTAACCCTTTTCCTGATTAAGGATGGGCATAAGCTGTTGATATGCTCTGTTACCGAAAATCTCCTGTGCAATCGTGGTCTTATCGGTCTGGCTTTCCATACCCTGCAAGCCCTCGATAATGGCTTGCAACTGCTGGTCTACGGGCATCGCCATAAAGTCTTCATAGCCTATGCCGAGCTTTTGCAACGTAAGCAACGCGTCGCCTTGTCCTGCCGACAACTCGTTCGTAAACGTCGTCAGCTCACGCATAACTATCTGCAATGTGCTTGCGTCCCCGCCAGCCAACTGCATAGCGTAAGCCCATTTCTGATACGCTTCCGTGGACATACCGACACGCTGTGCGTTGTCGTCGATGTCCCCCATATAATCAACGGTTTTCACGGCAAGTGCGGCTATTGCCGTGGTAACAGCGGCAACACCCGTAACAACACCGCCTATAACACGCCCAGCGGTCTTAAACGCCGTCCCCATTTTAGACGATACAGAAGCCGCGCTTTTTCCGCTTTCGTTAATTTTCTTTTCGTATTCGGAGTTATCCAGCGTAAGCGTTGCGAATAGATTAAATAAATTCATACTTTCGGCTTCCTCCTGATTTTAATACCGTGCTTGCGCATTGTGTCCGCGATAATCTGTTCCGCGCTCCTTGTGTCTTTCGGCTTCGCTCTACCCCACACGCGCTCTCGTTGTTCTGTGTAGCTGAAACGGTCTTTCGTCCGCATTCCCGCCGCAATCGTGCTCAAATTCTCCGCAACCCATTGCTCAAATAAACTTTGTTCCGTATCACGTTTAAGGCGATAGTCAATATACTTGACTACCGCCCTCAACCCCATACCACGCCGTATCTCATTAAGATAGCAGATTATTCTGCCGCTGTTTTCTTGGGTTCGGAGAACGAGGAAAAAAAAGCTCGTATATCCTCATCCTCGAATATAGCTTTCATTTCCTTAATCGTCACACCGAGCGACTGCTCCTTTATCTCGTCGATTGGCTTTTCAGTCCAAATCGAAAGAATGCTGTACATATCTTCCTTGTAGTTTTTTACAAGAACAGGAAGCACGCGCAAAACAAACATTCTGTTGTCTTTGGCTTTGTTATACCTCGCCATAAAGTCCTTGAACTCTTGGTCGTTTTTCGCCTTTTCGCCGATGTCCGCGATAATCGGTGCTATGTCACACAACTTGTCTATTGCGTCTTCTGTCCTCATACAGTCGCCCTCTCAATAGTCATCTCGAACGGTGCGGTGTCGAGGTCGTCAACGGTAAAGTGCCCGATAAGCGCGAGCGCGTAAGTGCCTTCGCCTCTGTCCGTGAAAGTAATGTTAAGCCCGCCCGTGTTCAGCGCGTTCTTAATCTTTATTACGACGTTCTGCCCGTTGGACAGGTCGCCGACCCAATACAGGTCTTTATAATCTGCGTCATTGACTGTGCGCTTTACGGTGAACACGGTATCAGCCGTATTCCCGCCGGTCTTTACCACGCCAACGCCCAGCGCGCGGCTGACCGCTTCGTCGTTCAACTCAACCATAGTAGCGTTCAGCGTGATGACCCAATCGTCCACACGTTCAAGTCCTTTCGTATAGGTCGGCGCGCCGTCTACCGCCGCTTGGTGTATAGTCGGCACGGCGGTAAAACTGCCGCCGCCGCGAGTTGCGCCGAGAATGGCGGTTTCTTCTATATCTTCGCCCTTGGTATATGCAGTCAAAAGCACGCCCGCATTGAGTTGCAAGTTGACTATCGTTCTTTCCGTAAGCCCTGTTTTAAGTGGCATATCTTATTTACCTCCGTAAACCGTGATTATTAAATTTATATACCCAGCCCGCACCGTTTCGTCCTCGTCTTGTTTATCCTGATAAAACGGCGAGCCTTTTTCTATTTTGATTTTAATTTTTTCGTCGGATATTAAAATCCCCGCTTCCGTTACCGCGCTTTCGATTTTATCCGCAAGTTGTAACACGCCTTCATAGCTCGTTGTGTTCAGTTGATAAATCTGCACGGGCAGAATAAATTGCGTGGCAAAGTTATCGTAATACCCGCTAAATTGCAAGTACGGGCTTTTCGGCTTTACTCCTGCCGGCAATACTCCGCGATACGTTGTGGCGAATTGCGAAAGCCATTGATACAGCATTTGCCCGACGGTAAGTATCTTTACGCTCATTGCAATATCGGCGTGTAGCTTTCTGCGGAATAACTTTTCCAGTCGGTCTGCTCGCTCTGCTCCGTGTTGATTATCTCGTCGCTCGTGAGCCTGATATACCGCGCTGCGCCGCCCTCCATGAATTTTATTTTATCGTCTTTTTTAAGCGGCACATTAGCATAGGTATGGAACGTGTATTGTACTTCTTCTTGCCCGCGCAATGCGCCGATGAGCTGTTCGGTACTACTCTTACGCACGGCAAGCCCTTTGAACTCTACGCCCTCGTACTCGACATTTTTATATCCGCCCAGCCCGTCGGACACGGTCACGCTTTCAAGTTTGTTGCACTTGTAAAAATAATCGTCCATTGCCATAGCTTACAGTTGCCCCTTGAATATCTTTTCCGCCTGTTCCTGCATTTCGTCCTTTGTTTTGTCTATGCCCTCTCGCAGAAACGGTCTGCCCGCCATTTTGCTCGTGCCGTTATGCACATACTCGGCATACTCTACGTTCGAGCCGACAACTACCGTGTTCTTTTCCGCGCTCCCGCTTAACTTGTCCTGCGGCTTTCCGTTCGGCGTTCCTACCTCTCCGCCGCCTTTCTGTGTTGGCGTGATGAACGAAATGCTCGCACGCAATCTACCCGTATCCACAGCCGAAGGTATTCCGTATTTACCGCTGATAGCGTCAACGCTTCCTTCGACTGCCTTTACGCCGATAGCATACAATGCGCGCTCCGTTGCTTTCTCTGCCTCTTCAAGAACTAACTGCGAGTTGTCCTTTATTCGGATAGAAAACTTTAAATCATCACTCATATCATCACCCGCCGGGTGCCGAGTACATACCGCCCGATATACAGCGCGATCGCGTTATTGACCTGCAAGCGTATCTGTCCGTAAGTCGGCGTAGCGTAAGATACCGAATAATACCCGCTCACGCTCTCGCTGGATATTTTTGAAACGCCGTTTTTCGATTGCTTCCAATCCCCGTACAGAATATCGGCGATACGGCACGCACAGCGTTTGAGTGCGGTCTGCCCCTCTTCCGTGTCGGGAACGCGGTTAGCGAAAGGGGCGAGCTCGTCGCCCGCCCTCTCCGCGAAATAGGCGTAGTCGTCGGCGGAGGTGATGAGAATGCCGTGGTAGGCATTCTGATAATAATCAAAATCCGCGTACGTCATAGCCTTGTTCTCCTGTTATTACTTCGCCACAAGCGTTACAGGCACTGCTTCCGTACCGTCGACCGTTACGCTGCCCGTGTACGGCTGATAGCCGTTAGCCGTGATTTTGTACTGATACACGCCGTTCTGCGCCTTAAACGAGGCAGAACCGCTCGCGTTGGTTTTGCTAACCATACCGCCAAAGGTTACTTTCGCGCCCTCTATATACCCCGTCGCGCCGTCATCGGTAACGGTGAAGGTCGTGGTATTCGTAGTGAGCGCCGAAGCCGCCTGAATTGCTGCGAACGGGAAACGCACCGTTTCATCGGGCTGTAACGCGGTAATCGGGTTCGGAATTTCCCAGCCAAGACGCATAACCACACGAAGCGCGACCATGTCTTCCTGCGCAAGATTATACATAATCTCGCCGTCGGAAGGGTTCTGAATGATTGCCTGGTCGAGTACCTTGTAGGTGATGTCCTGACGAATGGAATAAACCGCCTGCGTGAAGTCGCCGACAATCATCTGCGCCTTGCTCTTATCCCATGCGCCGTTGTCGATATACGCCTTCGGCAGCTCGTCAATCTCCGTGCCCTTGATGGGCTGCCCCGACGTGTCCAGCATCATGCGGAACTTGCCCTTGACGTCCACGCCGCCGACAATACCCGAGGGATTGTAACCGCTCTCCTCGACCTTGACCATTGCGTCATTGATAGCCGAGTACAGCGTGCCGCTCCCCTGCGATACATACGCGCCAGCCTGTGCAATCGACGAAAGCAGGTCAGCACGCCATGCCGACGGCTTATCAACGCCTACGAAAATTGCCTGGTCGATTTTCTTGCCTATTGCCTCCACGAGGCGCGGGCGAATTTCGCCCCAAATATCAATACTTGCGTCGTCGAGCACGTCTTCCTTAATCGGAACGATAACCGCAATTTCTGCGGGGACGATATACTTGTTCGCCCATGCCGCATTCGTAACGTTTTTGCGACCGTTGTTCGTACTGTCATTTACCCAGTACGCCATAGGCAGCGCGTCAAGTACGCGCATACGCATAATATTGCTCGACATGTTCGGCAGCCGCCTGAACATTCTCAGCGCCGCCGACTGCTTCGTCACGCCCTGAATAATCTCCGCGACGAGGTCTTCTGTAAACAGGGCTTCCGCGTTCTGTCTCGTAATCATGATTTTCTTGCTCCTCTCAAAATCTCGTTCATTTTCTTGTTCGTTGACGGCGCACCACCTTTGTTGCCGTCATCGAAATTCGGCTGAGAGCCTTTTTGAAACACTCCCTGCCTCTGTGAATTTACCACGAACTGCGGATTTTCTTTCAGGTAATCGGCAAGGCACGCTTTGAAATCCTTTTTGTCGGTAACAAGCGGCTTCACTTCCGACATAACAAACTTCTGAAATTTCACGTCCACATTTGCCGCCGCGACTTCCTTTGCCAATTCCGCGTCTGCCTTCTCGGCTTTGAGCGTTTCCAGCTCGGTCTTTATCGCGTCATAATCGGCGTACTTGCTGACATCGTTCTCCTGCTTGTACTTTGCGTACTCGCCCGCCAGCTTGTCATACTTGCCTTTGTCCACATACCCGCCCGCCTTGATGTTGGCGAGCTTAATGCCGTGTTCGTTAAGTTTTGCCGAGAAGTCGGCATAGCTTAACGCTCCGTCTCCGAAAAGTTCCTGCAATTCGTCCATAGTCCTTGATACTCCTTACCGCCCTGATTTAGCTTAAACGCGTGTTCACTCACGCAACTGTGCGGGCGCGCTGTTAAACCTCCACGCGCACGAGGAATTTTTGCTTTGCCCTCATTATACACCTATTTGCTAAAATTGTCAATATTTTTCAAAAAAAATTTTATTTTCAAAAAATGATTGACATTTTTTAACATCGTGTAGTATAGTGTATTATATGAATACATTTCTATAAAACCCCTATATATAAAAATGCTATATATAAAAGTTATAAGAAATGTATGAAGTATACTACACTCTTATATAAAAAAAAAG